AGTTAAGTCCTAATCCTGGAAGAACAGCTAGGTTCTACAGAAGAAATAAGAAATCCAGGTTAAAACATAGGCGAGATGAACTCAAACGAGGTAAATCTGCTAAGAAAAGAAAGTATAGGAGAGATTTATTAAAAATTAAACCTTGTCCTGAAGGTCAAGATAAATCTCATAAGAAAGATAAGAAAGGTAAATTAAAGATTGTATGCGAATCACGTAAGACTAACCGTGCTAGAGGCGGATCTAAGAGGAAGTAATTATGGAAGAAAAAGATCTTCAAAAAAAACTTTATCCTAGAGAAGAGCCAAAAACTGATTCAAGTAGTACTAGAGGTACTACACATCCACTTCAGAAAGAAAGGAAAAATAGAAGAAGAGCCGAACCTTATTTTCCTGAAATTATCGAAGCAGATGAAAAACAAAAGGAACAAGTAAAACAAAAACCACTTACTAAAAAACAAAAGATAGCAAAAGAGAAAAATGAGCGACTTCAAAAAGCTAAAGATTCTATACTAGATAATAAACCTTTATTAGGTGAACGTTTATTTGATAGTATAGAAGGTACAGCTATTGGAGGGGTAAAGTGGTTACAACAACAAGCAATAGAAAATCCTGATAGATATACTGATGATGTTTTAAGATTACTTGGAGGAGGTTTAAAAAATACTGCATGGGCTTTATCTAAAATACCTTTATTAAATGAACTTGCAAAAGGTGAGGATTGGTTGGCTTATAAAGCTAGACAATTAAGCAAAGAATTAACACCTAAATTAGATCCTAGATGGGCTGGTTGGGGTACACGTATTGGTACTGGAATATTAGCTGATAAAGGTATTCGTAAAGGATTCAAAGTAGGAACAGCTGTATATAAACAGCAAAAATGGAAAGATAAAGCTAAACAATTAGGACTAATTGATAAATATAAAAATCGTGGATTAGCTCATGTTATAATGAAACAAATAGATAATCCAGGTATGTCTAATCAACAAGCTAGACGACCTTTCAGATTAGAAGATTTCGATGAAATAATAGCAAAGAATCCTGGTGAGTTTACTACAGAGCAAATTTTAGATTTTATCAAACATGATAGAGCTGGTAGAACTAATGTAAGAAAAACAATTGAATTTCTAAATAAAAAATCAGATCCTAAAGTTAAAACAGTAGGAAAAGGTTCTCAAGAAAAAGCAGTTTCAGGTACATGGGTAGATGAAACAGACATTACTATAGAAGAAATAGCAGCTGATATGTCTGTTTTATTTGGACGAGATATTACAGTAGATAATTTAAAAGAAATAATAAAGAATAAAGGGACTATAACATTTCAAACTGAAAGTATGCGTAAAGCAAAACCTCCAAGATCTCCTTTAAAAATTACTAATATAGAAGAGTTAAAAACAGCTTATCTTGATCGTTTAAAAACTTTAAGACTTAATCCTACATTTGATAAAGGACATATATTTGCAGTAAAAAGTTTATTAGATGATGCTAATGTAATAGATAGAGCTACATATGTAGCTAATTTAGAACCAGAAATGAGACGAAGTATCGAACAATTAGTAGATGTACCTACTTTAGAAGCTTTAATAAAGGGTGAAGATATTACATATATACCTAAAGTACAATTAGGAAATAGAAGTAAAAAACAATTTAGCGATCCAGATAAAATTGAGGCAGCAGTTACAGGATCAGCTTATGGATTAGAAGATGCTTTAAGAAATTTTGTTTATCCAGATCAAGCTTTAGCTAATTTAATACCACCTAGCCTTAAAGATACTTTTACAGATTTATTTCGTAAAGAAGTTCAAGATCGAATAGAAGCTAATATTCCTATTGTTTTAGATGATGAAACTATAGACATTATAAAAAAACAAGTAGCAGAAGAATTAATAGAATCTTTCTCAATAGGTGGAATTCCACTTGATGAACTTTCAAGTCTAGAAGCATATCGGCAATTACTGAATGAAGCTCCTGAAATTATTGATGATATGATAATTAGAGCACCAAAAGATATTCAAGACTTCCGTAAATTAGAAAGAGCAAGAAGACAAGAAAGACTACTTCGAATAGAAGAACGTTTGAAAAAAGAACTTGATACTGCTAGAATAAATAAAAAGTTTGGTAAAGAGAAAACAATAACTAAACATACAGATGAACGACATCGGGACATGGGTCCAAATATAGATCGTACAACTACGCGTGATGAGATTGAAAAGGAATTCGGACCAGGAACAGATGGTAAAGTCAATCTTAATAAACCTAAGTACCCGCCTGATAATAAATGAACGATACTATAACACTCTTAAAACAAGACTTCAAGCTCTTCCTACAAGCTCTGTGGGAACAGCTTGACCTTCCATCTCCTACAAGAGCACAGTATTCTATAGCTGATTACTTACAACATGGACCAAAAAGATTACAGATCCAAGCCTTTCGAGGTGTTGGTAAATCTTGGATTACTGGTGCTTTTGTCTTATGGACACTATTTAATGACAAAGAAAAGAAAATAATGATTATATCAGCCTCCAAAGAGAGAGCTGATAACATGTCAATCTTCCTACAAAAACTAATTATTGAAACTCCATGGCTCAGTCATCTACAACCCAAATCGGACGATTCTCGTTGGAGTCGCATCAGCTTCGACGTAGCCTGTTCTCCTCACCAAGCCCCAAGCGTAAAAAGTGTGGGAATAACTGGACAGCTAACAGGAAGTCGCGCAGATTTGATGATTTTGGACGACATAGAAGTTCCTGGAAACTCCATGACGGAGTTAATGCGTGAAAAATTACTACAATTATGTACCGAGGCTGAATCTATCCTTACGCCAAAGCGTGATTCTAGGATTCTGTATCTCGGGACTCCTCAAACTACCTTTACTATATATCGTAAGTTGGCAGAGCGTTCGTACCGTCCGTTCGTTTGGCCAGCACGATACCCCAAGAAAAACAAACTCTCCCAATACGAGGGACTTCTTGCCCCCCAAATCCAAGAAGACCTCGACGCAGGAGCTTTAGAATGGGAATGTACTGATCCTGATAGATTTGATAATGAAGATCTTATAGAACGTGAAGCATCTATGGGTCGGTCTAACTATATGCTTCAATTTCAACTGGATACTAGTTTAAGTGATGCAGAAAAATTCCCCCTTAAAATGGCTGACTTGGTTGTTACCAGTGTCAATCCTACTAATGCACCCGATAATGTTATTTGGTGCTCAGATCCATCCAATGTCATCAAAGATCTTCCTACAGTTGGACTCCCAGGAGACTATTTTTATTCTCCAATGCAACTTGTTGGAGAATGGACTCCCTACTCAGAAACCATCTGCTCCGTTGATCCCTCTGGACGAGGCACAGATGAGACTGCAGCAGCCTTTATTAGTCAAAAGAATGGATTCCTATATCTTCATGAAATGCAAGCCTATAGAGACGGATATTCCGATGATACCCTCCTCCATATCCTTAGACGATGTAGAAAATATGGAGTTACAAAACTCGTTATTGAAACTAACTTCGGAGATGGAATTGTTGGAGAATTATTTAAAAAACATCTTAAACAAACAGGACAACATATAGATATTGAAGAAGTTAGAGCTAATGTTAGGAAAGAAGATCGTATCATTGATTCATTGGAGCCTATTCTTAATCAACATCGCTTGGTATGTGATCGTTCTGTTATTGAATGGGATTATTCATCTAATAAAGCTGAAGCTCCTGAATTACGCTTGCTATACATGCTTTTCTATCAAATGTCCAGAATGTGTAGAGAAAAAGGTGCCGTTAAACACGACGATAGATTAGATTGTTTAGCTCAAGGTGTTAAATATTTTACTGATGCTATGGCTATTAATGCTCATGATGCTATCAGACTTAGAAAAAAAGAAGAATGGGATTCTATACTACAAGACTTTATTGAAAATCCTCAATCTTCAGCTAATCATATAGTCTTTGGTATGAATAAATCTCAACGTGATAAGGCTAGAGGTAAAGATACTGGAAAGCCTCTCCCTACCTGGGTTTAGCTTGGTTCCGCACTTATACAGGGGAAGGGAAGGGTGGACCCAACCCCTTAGAGGGAATAATTCTACTTCGTAGACCATTCCCTCTTCTTAATATCATCATTTGATATTCCTTATACACATGAATAAACATGAACGTAAACTCCTAATCCTCCAACAAAAAGCTCAAAATTGTATTTCCAGAAAGAAAGCTGCAAAAATACTGAAAAAAGCTGATAAAAAAATGACGAAAATCTCTGAAGCCTTTAAACGATCTTGGCCGCACGCAAGTTCCCCCAGCCGTCATTTTTAAATGCCAACAAGGACGGATTCAACAAGGATGTAATCAGTAAAGACTGTGCATTCTGTAAGTGTTATTAATTTCTACCGATCTGTAGCGTATCGATGATGTTCACAATCAGATAATAATAGGAATTGAATTGAATTGTATGGTATTGTTAATGTATTGTACGGTAAGTATTCTATCTCAACAGTATCATGTGGTATTGCTGACATAGTATGGTAAAGGTTAGGAGGGGAGGCTATAATGTGTATGTAAGCGACAAGGTATGAATTATGAACACAACTACTTGGGATTATGATTATCCTACAAGTGAATATGAGATTGGTTATTGTAATTCAGTATTAGAATGTACTGATCAAGATAAGAATCTATCACTTGTTAATGCAAAGAAACTATGTACTGATCATGGTGCAACTTATGAAGAGTTTGTAAATGATGTTGGTATTAGTTTAAATGCTTTAAAGATTCTTGAATGGTTGGGTTATTAATCATGAAAGGATTATATTTTACAGTTGATGCTGATTATTTGGAATTAGTAGATAGTATTGGACATGAATATGAAAAGGTCAATGATACTGATGTAAGAATCAAGGTTGATCTTGAATATGAAAAGGAACAGTATGGATTAGATGTTGATGTATTAACAACAGCCTATGGATGTGAATTAAGTGATGAAATGCTTAGTAATATCTTTATAGGTTCTGAATTAACTGATGCATTAATTTATACTGAGAGAGTATATTAATTCACAATCGGGGCTTGGCCTTCTAATTAGTATTAGAGTGGTATTTGAAAGTTTAATTACGACAAGATC